GGAGATAAAGGTCCTGTTGGTTTTTCTCCTTTTAGCGTAGTTACTTGTGATCCATTTTCTAAAAATTTATTTAGTAAAGCCATAATTTTTATTTTAAGTTATTAAATTTATTTTATTATAAATATGTTATTGTAATGGAAATGCGTTTAAACCTACAGCACTTCCCATTTCAATCGAATCAACACTAATTGTTGGTTCTGGTCTCTGGTTCATTGATGTTAAGGTAGATGAAATGGCGTTAAGTACACCCATAGTTTGTTGGTTAGCATTATTATTTCCTCCACCACCCATTAAGTCAGTACCAGCAAGAACAGTATCTCTATTATTTAGGGCAAAAGCACCTTCAGGTCCTAATAACATTCTATCTCCAAAACCACCACCCATTCCTTTACCAGGAGAGAAAAGGTCATTCGCTTGGGTTAATTTTCCTAATAAAAATCCAATTAATCCGGCTGCTAAACCTATTGCAAGGAAACCTCCAACATAAGGAATTTTAGAAACACTACTAGCAGCCTCACTACCAGCACTAATAGCATCTGCTGCTGCTTCTTTTTTAGATTCTTTTGTTAATAATTTTTGAATACCTAACTGAGTACCTAAGCCAATAACCATTTTAGCAATATTTCCAATCATTAAAGTACTTAAAAGACCCATTGTAGCATAAATACCTTCTGAGGATGATAAAATAGAAGCAAAACCTTCAACAAAACTTCCAAATGCTCCGTCCATCATTTCTCCTAATAAATCACCTAACTTAGCCATTGTATCCTGTAGCTTTTCAGCAGCGGCTGACTGTTCATAGGCTGCTAACATTTGTTTACCAGTTTCTGTTGTTTTTAATTCTTCTAATCTACCTTCTTCCTTTAATTGTTCTATAGATTCAGCACCCAACATACTAAGAGTTTCTCTTTCTCTTAACATGTTAGCTAATTGATCTGCAGTCATTCCAGCCGCTTTGGCTAGAGATTCTTGTTGAATAACATTTAATTCAGAAAATTCTTGTGCGGATCCCATTTGATCAGCTATTTCAGTTAATGCTTCCGCACTTTTTCCTTGTAAAGCTAATCTTCTTGCTGTTTCAAGATTTATTTGTCTACCAGTTAATAGTTCAGCTTCCATTTCTGCTTCAATAGATGAACTAAAATCTAAAAGGTTACGAGAAATATCTGCCGCTTCTTTTAATGTTACCCCTAATTTTTGTGCTGCAATTACAGCTTCAGCTAATCTTTTTGTATTAAAACCATATTGTGCACCCAACTGACCATTAATTTGAGCTACTTCTTTTACTACTTTTCTACCATCAACTCTAATTCCTGTTAGTCTTTGTTCCGCAACAACAGAATCAAGTATACCTTCAGTAATATCAGTTGTACTTTTACCAGTTAAAGTAGTTACTTTAGCAAATTGAGCAGCTTCTTCTGTTGATAATCCCAACTTTTTAGTTAACATTATTTGGTCTTCTAATATTTCATTAGAAAATTTATTTGAAACACCTAATGCCTCTGTTAATCCTACCTGGGCAGCCCTTAATTTTGATAAAGTAGCAAATGATCTATCTGAGTTTTTGGAAAATTCTTCCATTTCCTCATTCATTTCTACAGCTTGTTCCCTAGATAAACCTAAAGTTCTTCTAAAATCTGTTGCAGCAGAATTACCTTTTATAATTAACCCAAGCAATGCTGCAGGACCAAAAGCATCCATTAACTGATTACCAGCAGCAGCTGTAGCTTTTACAAACCCACCACCTTCTACACGTGCTTCTCTAGCTGCTTTTGCTGCTTTAGTAAAAGGTCCTGATATAGCGGGACCAATACCAGGAATAGTTTTAAGGGTGTCAGCCATTCCCTCAAAAAACTTAGTTTTATCATTTAATTTATTATTAGCTTCAACTAACTGATCAAAACTACCTAACATTTCTTGTGCAGACTCCTTACCATTCATAAGGTCCTCCATCATTTTATCAATCTTTTCTGCTTCTTCTTCTGTAGCTGTTACTCTTTTCTTTTGTAAGGCAGTAATAGTAGCATCGATAGTTGCTATTTTTCTTCGAGTATTTTGAGCTGCTTTATTAAGTTGAGCGGCTTTATTTTTATCCTTTAAGTCGTCTTGAGTTACACCTTGGAGTTTTTTGGCTTCTGTAGCAAGAGCTTTAGTATCACTAGCAGCTACTTTTGCTGCTTGTTCTAAATCACCCATGCTTCCAGCACCCTTGGCTAGAGCATCTCCAATTTCTTTAAAAAGTATTCTTAATTCAGCACCTTCAGCCCTGATATCTGATAATATCTGTTTAGAATCGCCTAAATTATCTTTTAATTCCTTGCCGTCAGCCATAAATTATTTTATTATAAATATTACTATTTATAATTACTTTTACCTTTGTATGGTTGGGATGCTTTAGCAAATTCAGGTACGTTTACAGAACCATCTGAATTTACTAGGTTTGTTTGACCTTTTTTACCTTGAGTAGCCTCCTTCATTTTTTTATCTGATTCTTTATAATAATCATCTAATTCCTTCCAAGTAAATTTTCTTAACCAAATAGGCATATTATATATAGTATGCCAATCGTATCCACCATTACTATGGAAAACGATATTATGTATTTGCCTAAATAATCTTACTCTTATAGTAGCTGCCTCGCTAGACGTCAGGCCAAAAAAAGTTAATGTTAATTGGGATGGATCTGCTGATTTTACTTCCATCGGGAAAAAAAGACAGATCAATGTCTGGTGATATATCTGAGATATGTTTTCTTAATGCTTTAGCATCTCGAGCTAATAATGCTTTATCAACATAGTCTCTAATAAATTTTCTTTCTCTTTCTCCGTTTACAGAAGTAATAATATATTTTAATCTAGTAGATAGTGTTGGAACATTATCTTTATATAATTTTTTTAAACCTTCTAGCTCATTATCTATTTTCTTTTCATCACGACCATCTAAAAGTTTCCAAGTAATTTCCGCTTTAGTAAAGGGTAATGTATATTTAAACTCATTTACTCCTTTAGTAAAATATTCTTCTTTTAAAGGTTTATTTTCTATTTCGGCTAAATCAACTTTATGCGTTTTGTTAATTGAAAAGAACTCATATTCGCCACCATAACCTAAAACTCTAGTAGCAACCATAATTGCATTTTTATCACCTGCAATTAGATCATCATAGTTGATTTTACTAACTATAACGGATTTTAATACTTTATCAACTACTATACCTTTTTCAATATAAGACTGGTTAGTTAATATGTCTTCTTCCTTAGCAGTCATATATTTTATTTCTACTTTTCCACTAGATAAAGGATTATCTTCGGGGTATACTATTCCTTTTGATGGTAATTCTACTACTTCAGTAGGCATGTTAAATTCGGCCATAATCTTTATTTGTTTATAACATTGTTTATTATACATATGTAATGTAAAAAAAAGCTTGACCGAAGCCAAGCTATTTTTAAATGTAAATAATAACTAAAGGTTATATTGCCATATTTAATGGCTCGGTAAATAACCACCCGACATGATTCTTTTGATCTAAACTAAAATGTAACTTATTCATTTCACCACCTCTACGATTTTTACTAAACCATATAGCTCTACTACCTTCAGGGGTAAATTTCATATGAGCCATTGCGGTAATCATATGTTTAAAACGGTTACTACCCGCGAATTCTCCACCTTTGGTAACCTGCTGTATGATCATAAAGTTAGTGTTTATATTATTTTGATTTTCACCTTTATTATGTTTTTCAAACAAATTAAGCAATTGAGTTTCAGCATTTTTAATTGTACCTCCATGAAAATCTTGAATAGCAACTGCAAGCTCCGCGAATGAATCTACTAAAACTGAATCCCATCCTTCACTAAGAATTGATTTTAATATAACTAATGGATCATTTTCAATCCAATCACCCATAAATAATATAGGTAATTTACCAAATTTAGGGAAACGTTTTACCATACCTACCATATCAATTTGTGTCATCTCACCAGAAATAAATAATACTTTATTACCATTTTCTTTCATATTAGCAAGCATATCTAGTAAAACTGTTGTTTTTCCAACACCAGGATCTCCAACAAATGCTACGTTAGTACCTTTCATCATACCTCCTTCACTCGAAAGCAATTTATCAATTTTAGTACCAGTTTTCATTGGAATAAATAGTTGGGGATCAAATTTAAAATCCTCCATTTTCATTGTAGTAGGTTTAAATCTTCTAACTACTTTACCAATTTTTTGGCTTGGTCGACCTCTTTTAATTTTTACTGTGTTTGACATAACCTTTATTGTTTTAATTATTTACGATGTAAATATACGAACCCCATCTGGGGTAACCAAATTTTTACGCAAGAAAGAAAAAAAAAGCTTGACCGGAGTCAAGCTAATTTTATCAAGGGGTGGGTAAAAATCTTAGAAGTTCAATACACAATAATCTGGTTGAACTGTCATTGTTAATTCCTGTGCAGTACTTTCAGTATCCCAATTGTAATCACCAAAACTTGCTTCAGTAATCATTGCTCCTTTAATAATCCATTCTGATACAATATCTCCTACAGGACCTAAAATATTAATAGTAAGGTCTTTTTTATAGAAGTCACTATATCCATCACGTCCTGTTACAGATTCATGATGTAACCGGCCCCATTCCATTACTGCCTGAGCGCCAGATGGAGTAACAGGATCAAATAAAGTAAATGAAATTGTATTCCATACTGTTTTACCTTTTACATATCTTTGTACATTGATATGATTTAAAGGTACTGAACCTTGTGTTAATGAAACAGCTCCTACTCCTTTCATAATATAAGAAGGGAATCCATCAACAAATA